GGTTTTTCCCATTCTGACACACTGTCAGAAACTGGTATGACCGTTTTTGCTCGTTTTTAGGGCAAAACTGAACTTTTAGGAGCTAGAAATGGATAAAGAGACTTGGTTTCAGAGCATTTCTGAACAATTAGAGCGTTTAGGTACTGACCCGGTACCCTACGCCCCACAAATCGACGCGCTGGCCGGTATCCTGGCCCAACGCGACGCGACCCGTGCAGAGTTTGACGCTGAGGGGGCTAGCTCGCTCAGTGAGCCAACGGCCAGCGGGGTGACACGGAAAAACCCCCTGCTTGTGGCATGGGATGACCTGAATAAAACCGCCCTGGCGTATTGGCGGGAGATGGGCCTGACCCCGGCCAGCTATAAAAAGGTGGCTGGGGACGAAAACCGAAAGGATAAGAAGCTGCCACCGCTTGCGGCGGCGCTTGCCAGCCTTGAGTAAGCGCGAGAACAAACCGGGCCGTAACTGGCCCGTGGTGCTTGAATACGCCACCTCCATCCGGGAAGGGCGGAAAATCGCCTGTGACGAACTGAAACAAACGGTCGAGCGGTTTTTCCGGGATTTGGAAAATCCTGATTACTGGATGGACTACAAAGCACCTGAGTTCTGCATTGGCATTATCGAAAAAACGATGTGCCACCAGCAGGGCGAACGGCTGGACGGTGAGCCGCTGAGGGGTAAACCGTTCCTGCTGGAACCCTGGCAGAAATTCATTATCTACAACTTGGTTGGTTTCAAACTGGCCGGTACTGGTATAACAAAATACCATGAAGCACTAATTTTTATTCCCCGTAAACAGGGAAAAACGGGAATGGCTGCTTCTCTTGCCTGGGCGCTGTCCCTGTTGTATCGGCGTTCCGGTTCAAAAATGTATATCGCGTCCGCCGCGCTCATGCAGTCCATGGAGTCATATAACTTCCTGGCCTACAACATCCGGCGGCTGGGTGAGGATTCCAAAGACGGCGGAAGCGTCCGAATCGTGGACAACCACAACGAACATAGTCTCTCTGCTGATCTGGGGGATGGTTCCTTTTTCATCCGGGCATTGGCCGCAAACCCAGACAGTCAGGATTCGTTGAACGCGAACATTGCTATCTGCGATGAAATTCACGCTTTCAAGCAGCCGAAACAATACAACCTGTTCAAAGAGGCCATGAAAGCGTATACCAATAAACTGCTGATCGGTATTTCCACGGCAGGCGATAATGAGCAGGCTTTTCTGGGGCAGCGATTGAAATACTGTCGGAAGGTCCTGGACGGTACGGTTTCCGACGAACAGTATTTTATTTTCATGTGTTGCGCCCCGGATGGTGTGCGAGACGGTTCCGTAGATTTTACAGACCCAGCCGTTCAGGAAATGGCAAATCCAAACTATGGCGTAACCATCCGACCGGAGGAAATATTGAACGACAGTTTACAGGCCCAGAACGACCCACAACAACGGAAAGACTTTTTTGCAAAGAGCTTGAATGTGTATACAAACGCAATGAGGGCTTATTTCAATGTCGATGAGTTCCGGGCCAGTGATAACGAATATCACTGGACACTGGAAGAACTGGCCAAACTCCCGATTGACTGGTACGGCGGGGCCGACCTGTCCAAACTCCACGACCTGACAGCGGCGGCCCTGTTCGGTCACTATAAGGGCGTTGACATCGTGATTACTCACGCATTTTTCCCCGTTGTGGCCGCTCACCTGAAAGCAGATCAAGATAACATTCCGCTTTTCGGCTGGGCAGAAGACGGCTGGTTGACGCTGTGCAACAGCCCCACGGTGAATCACCAGGATGTGGTAGCCTGGTTCGTCGATATGCGCCGGAAGGGCTTCAAAATCCGACAGGTGGGGCACGACCGGAAATTTTGCCGTGAGTATTTCCTGGGGATGAAAGAAGCAGGATTCAAGATCATTGACCAACCCCAATACTACTACAAAAAATCTGAGGGTTTCCGGTATATCGAGCATTCCGCGAAAAATGGCAAACTGTACTATCTCCACTCTGAGGCGTTTGAGTATTGCGTGGAGAATGTCGCGGCGGTTGAGAAAACCGACGATATGATTCAGTATGAGAAGGTCCAACCTGAGCATAGAATCGACCTGTTTGACGCCTCAGTTTTTGCCTGCATCCGGTACCTGGAGAACATGGACAAACGACAGAAAGCAAGCGCCTGGTGGGGCGCTCATAGGGGTGATGACGATTGAGTAAACGCAGACAGAAAGCGCGGGCTGAGCCTACGCAGAGACGAAGCGCCGCCGCGTGGCTGTGTGATTCTTCGCAGTATGACAACTTAGCCTGTCGGGGCTATGTCAGCCTGGCGCACAACCCGGAAATCGCGGCGGGCGTGGATACAATCGCCCGGCTGGTGGGCAGTATGACTATCAATCTCATGCAGAACACCGACGCGGGAGACGTGCGTATCCGCAACGAACTGGCCCGGAAGATCGACATTAACCCGAACAGTTACACCACGCGGGCCGGGTTCATCCACTGGATTGTCCGCACGATGTACCTGGAGGGACACGGGAACGCGGTGGTCTGGCCGAACACCAGAGCCGGTATTATCCGGGACCTTAACCTGGTCCCGCCTGCGTTTGTGGCATTTATCCCCGACGGGTGGGGCTATCATGCAGTAATCAGTGGGCAGACGTACAGCCCGGACAAAATTTTGCATTTTGCCCTCAACCCGGACAGCCTGTATCCGTGGCTAGGTACTGGGTACCGTGTGTCCCTGGCCGCTGTTGCGGACAACCTGAAACAGGCGGCGGCAACGCAGCGGGGATTTATGGCCAGTAAATGGAAGCCGTCGCTCGTGGTGAAGGTCGATGGTTTGATCGACGAATTTTCCAGCCCGGAGGGCCGGAAAAACCTGTTGGATTCTTACGCGGCCAGCGGTGAGGCGGGGGAACCGTGGCTCATCCCATCCGACCAGTTCAGCGTTGAGCAAATCAAACCGCTCACTCTGTCTGACCTGGCCCTTGACGCAATGGTCACGCTGGACAAACGAACCGTTGCGGCGGTGCTGGGTATCCCGCCGTTTGTGCTGGGTGTGGGCGATTTCAATCGCGATGCCTGGAATAATTTCGTAAATACAACCATTATGCCCCTGGCCCGTTGTATCGAGCAGGAGTTGACCCGAAAACTGTTGTACGCGCCTGACCTGTTCTTCCGGTTCAACAGCTGGAGCTTGTACAGCTACAACATTACCGAGCTGGTGAGCGCGGGCGCTGAGATGGTGGACAGAATGGCGTTGCGGCGCAATGAGTGGCGCGGGTGGTTGAACTTACCGCCTGACCCAGACATGAATGAACTACTTGCCCTTGAGAACTACATTCCGGCTGACCGGCTGGGGGACCAAGGCAAGCTGACCCAGGGAGGTGAATAAACGTGGAACATAGAAGTATGTTAATGCAGGACATGAAAACCCGTGAAGAGGGGGACGATCTCTACCTTGAGGGTTACTTCGTAGTCTACAACTCCCCATACGAACTGTGGCCCGGTGCGACCGAGAGCGTAGCACCCGGCGCATTTTCCGAAAGCCTGAGCGGGGACGTTCGGGCGCTGTTTAACCATAATCAGGACATTGTGCTAGGTCGCACGACCAACGGCACGTTGGAGTTGAGCGACGATGCGCGGGGACTGTATGGCCGGGTAAAGATCAATCGGAACGATACCGACGCGATGAATGCTTACCAGCGTATCGCACGGGGCGATGTTACCGGTTGTTCGTTCGGGTTTGACGTGGAGAAACAGACAGAGGAATTCCGGGACGATGGAACTATTCATTGGACCCTGGAAAAAATCTCTCCGTTGTACGAGGTATCTCCCTGCACGTTCCCGGCCTATGAGGCTACGAGCATTTCCGCCCGTAAACGAGATTTTGAGGATGCAAAGCGCCGCCGGGCCAATGCCTGGAAAAAGCGCACGATGGAGCGGCTGAAAAAGGCCGCTGGAAAGGAGACTAAGGATGCTTAAAGCCCTTATGCTGAAGCGCTCCCTGGATGCAAAGCGCACCGAACTGGCCGAGCTGGAAAGAGCCGCCGAGCAGTTTGCTACTCGCGAGGCCGAACTTGAGGCCGCAATCGCCGAGGTTGAGCCTGGCAACACCGAGCAGGAGCAGGCTGTAAACGCCGAGATTGAGAAGTTTGAGGCCGACAAGGCCACGCACGATGAGCAGGTTGAGACCCTGCGTGCTGGTATTGCAGCCCTTGAGACCGAGCTTGAAGAGCTGGAACGTTCCGCCCCCAAGCCTGGCCCCGCCGAACCCAAAACCGAGCCTGAAAAGAGAGGTGCTATCATGCAGACTACCGTAAACCTGCGCTCCCTGCCCATGAACCGCCGGGCTTTTGATGCCCTGCCTACCGAGCAGAGAAGCGCTATTGTCGCACAGCCCGACGTCAAGGATTTTCTGGCCCGTGTCCGCGACATGCGCGGCCAGACCCGCGCCGTGACCGGTGCTGAGCTGACTATCCCCGTCACCTTCCTGGAGCTGGTGGCGGAAAACATGTACCGCTACTCCAAACTGATGAACCGCGTCCGTGTGCGGAACGTGACCGGTGAGGCCAGACAGACCATCGCCGGTACCATCCCGGAGGCCGTCTGGACCGAGATGTGCGGCGCAATCAATGAGCTGTCGTTCGGTTTCAACCAGATCACCACCGACGGCTACAAGGTGGCGGGCTTTATCCCTGTCTGCAACTCCCTGTTGGAGGACAACGACATTAACCTTGCCTCTTATATCGTCGAGGCGCTGTCTGAGGCTATCGGTCTGGCCGCTGACAAGGCCATTCTGTACGGCAAGGGCGGCGCAAGCAAGATGCCCCTGGGCATTGTTACCAGACTGGCACAGTCCAGCCAGCCCACCGACTACCCCGCCAACGCCCCCGCTTGGGAGGACCTGCACGTCTCCAACATCAAGAAAATCGGCGGCGATTCCGTGACCGGTGCGCAGTTCTGGGCGCAGCTCATGGAGGCAACCGGCGCGACGTACACCAGATACAGCCGGGGCAATCAGTTCTGGGCGATGAACTCCAAAACCTATGCAAAGCTCAAGTCCAAGCTGATCTCTTTCACCGCCACCGGTGACATCGTGGCCAACCTGTTCGGCGTCCTGCCTATCATCAACGGTGACATCGACGTTCTGGAGTTCATTCCCGACGGTGACATCATCGGCGGCTACGGTGATCTGTACCTGCTGACCCAGCGTTCCGGTATGACCATCGAAAGCTCTACCGAGGTGCAGTTCATTCAGGACAACACCGTTTTCAAGGGCAAGCAGCGTATGGACGGTGCCCCCATCATTCCCGGCGCTTTTGTGGCGGTCAATATCAATAACGTTGACGTCACCACTACCGCGACCTTCGCCGCTGACACTGCCAACGACGCAGACCTGACCGGTATCGACGGCCTGACCCTGTCTCCCGTGTTCAGCGCAGACGTGACGGCCTACACTGCCACTGCTTCCACTGCGGCCAATGTTACCGCCACTCCCGCCAACGCCAACGCCGCTGTTGCACTGTCCTACAACGGCAAAAACGTCGTGAACGGCGCGAGTGTTACCCCCGTGACTGGTACTAAGGACCTGGTTATCACCGTCAAGAACGGCAACAAGACCAAGGTCTACACCGTGGCCGTCACCAAGTCCTAACCATGACGGCGGCTAATGTGTTGCCGCTGTTGCAGGTCGATCTTGGGGAGTTGTACCTCACGGACGAACGGAAAAATTACCTCTCGCAGGTGATAGACGCGGCCATTGCGTTTATCACCCGCGAGGGTATCACCCTAGAGGATACCGTCGAGGACCTGCAACTGGTGGAGATGTACGCGGCCTATCTGGTGCGTAAACGCAACACCACCGAGGCAATGCCGCGTATGTTACGATGGGCACTCAATAATAGGCTATTTAGCCAGAAATCGGGGGGCTGAACATGTACGACAGCGGGGTAATGTTTTTGCACCGGGGCGCGAATGTCGCGGAACCGGGGGAGGCCCCGGAGCTGGTGTACGTTCAGGTTTGGGGTGCGAACTACGAAAATAGGACGGTAGGCGTCCAGCGGTATTATACCGCAATGGAACACGCAAACCGGGCCGATTTGCTGATTCGTGTACCCAGATATTACGCGATCTCACCCACCACCGACCGGGTGAAACTGTCCCCGGTGGACCATCTGGACGATGGGACGTATAGGGTGGCACAGGTGCAACAGGTTACAGATTCGGACGGCCTACCGGCTACGGACATTACATTAGAGAGGATGGATGCGCTGGATGGAAACCATTAAACAGGCACTGCTAGCGTTGACCTCTAACGTTTTCAATTTCGTTTCTGCGCCTAGCACTGTGCCGCCCTATATTATTTACCAGCAGGACGGGGATAACGACCTCTGCGCCGGGAACCGCCACGCAGAGACGGCGGCGGTGGTAATCGTTGACCTGTTTACCAAGAACGCGAAAGACCCGTTGACGGCAAGCATACCGGCGGCGTTGGAGGGTGCAGGCGCGTCCTGGTATCTAAACTCTACGCAGTATGAGAACGAAACAGGTCTGTATCATTTTGAGTGGTACGCTGAGGTGGTGTAAAAATGCCCAGTATCAAAATCACCGGGGCCGATGAGCTAGTAATGGTGTTAAACCGCCTGTCTGAGGAATCGGAGGGCGCGATTAAAAAAGCCGTGTTCGACGGCGCGGCTGTAATCGCCGATGCCGTGCGCTCTGGCATTAACGGCCTGCGTGTTGACGGCCCCAGCGCGTGGGAGACCCGACGCAGAACGGAGCAAAAGGCCGGACTGCAAGTGGGGCTGACCACCTACCAGATAGAGGACAAGGGCGGCAAGATCGAGGGGGGCGTCGGCTTTTCCGGTACAAACAGCCGGGGCCAGTCAAACCGGATGATTGCCCGTGTTTTCAACTCTGGAACGTCGTTTAGTAGCAAACAGCCTTTTTTCGACAGGGCTGTTCGCTCAAGCCGTGGCGCGGCTCAGGCCGCGGTCAAGGCTACGTTGGAAGAAGAAATTCAAAAAATCGTGAAAGGATGAGTGTAATTTATGGCAAGTATTGGTTTATCTAAGCCCTATTACGCCCTGTACAGCGCCACCGGCAGCACCGTGACTTACTCCGGCGGCGGCCTGCTGGGCAAGGCAACCGAGCTGTCCCTTGAGCTGGAAGGCGCAGACACTAACGTACTGTACGCAGACAACGCCCCGGCTGAGAGCGACAACCAGTTTGCAGGCGGTACCCTGAATATCACCACCGACGATCTTCTCCCCGAACCCATGAAAGCTATCCTGGGTATCACTGAGAAAGCCCTGGATGCAGAGGCTACCAGTTCTACCGACAAGTGGCTTGTGTTTGATGATAGTCAGGCCATCCCCTACGTTGGCTTCGGCGGTATCATCAAGGCCAAACAGGGCGGCACGGTGAAATGGATTGCTCTGGTGCTTACCAAGGTGCAGTTTACCAACCCCGGTGTGACCGCTACCACCCAGGGCGAAACCATCGAGTGGCAGACCAAGAGTCTGAGCGCTACTGTGATGCGTGATGACAGCACTAATCACGTGTGGCAGATGCAGAGTACCCCGCTGGCAACCGAGGCGGCGGCTGAGGCAGCCATTAAAAAGGCCCTGGGTATTACCGCCGTGGAGACTTAATAGGAGGGGCAGGACATGAGAACTGGAAAAATCACCGTGAACGGGCTGGACTATATCACCTGCCTGTCTACCCGTGTACTTGTGGCGCTGGAAGAGCGCGGCGGGGATGCGGACAAAGAGCTTGCCCGTATTATGAAATCGGCCAAACTGTCCGACCTGTTTTGGCTGTTGGCCCAGATGATCGACGCGGGCAACCGATACGCTAAACTCGAAGGGCTGGACAATCCCGGCTCTCTGTCGCTTGACGAACTTATGGACTCTATGGGGCCTGACGATTACGAGGGCATGACCACGGCGATGACTGAGACGGTGCGGGCCGGTACGACCCCCACCGTGGAAGCCAAACCCGGCAAGGGAAGCCGAAAAAACGCAGAAACCAGTCAAGCGGACGGGTAACGCCTGCCTGGTATATCTGGTATGGTCTCCAGGTGGGATTAACCCGCCTGGAGACCTTTGATTTACCCGTGTCCTGCCTGTTGGATTTGATTGCGGTGCATCAAATTAAAACAGAGGGGGCAGAACCGAAACCCACCAGGGAAGACGAAGCGCGGGAATTTATGCGCTTGCTAACCTACCAGTAAAGGGGTGTATCAATGGCAACAGACGTATCTATTAAGCTGGGCGTCACCGGTGAGAGCGACTTAACGTCTGCCTTAAAGGGCGTAGAAAGCCGAATTAAGAACCTTAATTCGGAGATGAAAGCCGCCGTTTCGTCTATGTCTGGACTTGAGAACGCAGAACAGCAGGCGGCGAAGAAATCCGACATTCTCACCCGGTCCATCGACGCAACGAAGGACAAAATCGGCATCCTGTCGCAACAGTACGACAAGGCAAAAGCGAAGCTGGACGAACTGGGCGCAGAGTTGGAAAACGCCCGGCAACAGTTCGGGGAAAACTCAGCCGAGGCCCTGAGAGCTGAAGCCGCCTACAACAGACAGGCTGTAACAGTGAACAACCTGGGTACCAAGATCAATAACGCAACTGCCGACATGAACAAAATGGAATCGGAGTTGCAGGATTTGGCGAACAAGGCAGACACAGCCGGGGACGATATGGACCGGCTGGGTGACGATGCCGACCGGGCCGGGGATGATCTGGACCGTATGGGTGACCAGGCCGACCACGCCCGGCGCGATCTCGACAACCTGGGCGATAACGCCGATGATGCCCGCCGTGGCCTGGATAACCTGGGCGATGAGGCGGACCGAGCTGGGGACTCCCTGTTAGAGGCGTTCAGTGCGGGCGCTGTCTCTGGTGCCGTGCAGTCGTTAATGGGTAGTATCTCCGGCCTGGTGGACGAGATGGGGGAGTATCAGAAAATCATGGCGTCGTTGGAGGTGTCCAGCCAAAAGGCCGGGTACACCGCCGGTGAGACTTCTGATAGCTACCGCCGTTTATACCAGGTACTGGCGGATGACCAGACCGCCGCTACGACAACGGCAAACCTGCAAGCCCTGGGCCTGGCCCAGGAGGATTTAACTACACTTGTTGACGGTTGTATTGGTGCATGGGCAACGTATGGTGATAGCATCCCTATCGACGGATTAGCGGAAAGTATCACTGAAACCATTAACGCATCTTCCGTGACTGGAACATTCGCCGATGTACTTAATTGGGCCGGTGGGGTAATGGAAGATGATTTTAACGCCCAACTAGAGAAGTGTAAAACCAAGTCAGACCGTGTTAAGCTCGTGCTTAATGAGCTAACACGGCAGGGACTTCCGAAAGCGGCGCAACAGTGGCGCGACAACAGCAAGGCGCTTGTGCAGACCAACGACGCAACGGCCAACATGACGGCGGCGCTGTCTCGTGTGGCCGAAACCCTGGCTCCTACCACGGCGGCTATGAAAAATTTCGCCGCCGATGCTATCAATGCTTTTATGGATTTGATGGACAACGGGGAGAAATTGGTACCTGTTATTGCAGGCGTCGCGACGGCAATCGGTACTCTGGCCGCTATTTCCGCCGGGGCTAAAATTATGGAGCTGGTGACTGCGTTTACTGCTATGCTCAACCCGGTCACCCTGATAATTGCGGCTGGTGCTGGTTTGGCTGCTGTTATCGCCGCCGTTGGTGCGGCCAGCGGGAATTATGTTACTGAACTGGACTTGCTGTCTGAGCGGGTGGACGCTACGACGCAGGCTATCAATGAGCAGGCGGATAGTTATGCCTCTCTGCGCGACAGCGCAGCTGAATCCGTGGCCGGGATGCAAACGGAGATGGGCGTGGTTTCGCAGTACGTCGCGGAGTTGCAGACCATCACGGACGCAAACGGCAGGGTAAAAGAGGGCTACGAGTCCCGCGCCGCTTATCTGGCCGACTATATCAATAGCAAAGTGCCCGGCGCGGTGTCCGCGTCTGGCAGTGAGGCGGACGCGATTTACAAGGTTTCGTCCGCACTGGATGAGTTGATTTTCAAGCGTAAGCAAGAAGCGGTAATCAATGCAGTCCAGCCGATGTATGAGGAAGCGTTAACCAAGCAGTTAAGTGCTACCAATAACCTAATCGAGGCAAAGGGACAGCTTGCAACGGCTGAAAACGCTGTTAATAACATTCAAGCGAAGCTGTCAGACACGGCGGGCCTCACGGCTGGTGAGTATAGTAAACTGTCTGAGCAGTTGCGGATTGCTAAAGACAATCTCGCGCAGTCGCAGGAGAATTATAACACTGCATCCGCGACAATGGACAACTATACCAATGCCATTGACTCGATGAATTTGGCAATGTCTGCATCTCCCGAAAACGCTGGGGCGCTGGAACAGGCTATTACCAACCTGAATACCAGCATCACCAAAGCCACCGGTGAGAACACAGAGGCGCTGACCCAGGCCGTCGCAGACATGCAGGCCCAGTATCAGGCGATGGTATTAACGGCGGCTAGTAGTTGGGACAGCATGAGCGCCACAGAGCAACAGTTTTGGGCGCAGTCGTTGGCTCAACAGCAGACGGCCTTGCAGGAACAGGTAAACCAGGCTCGCGAGGGCGGCGTACAGATTCCCACCGCCGTAGGCGAGGGGATGAACCTGGGCGCGTTCCAGCTCACCGGTTCAGCCCAGGAGCTGTATTTGCAGGCCCTGAAAGAGCTGAACCCCGGCGCGGATGTTACCGCGTTGGGTGCCGCCTACGATACCCTGTTAGCTGCTGGCATTATCTCCAATACCGGCACGGTAAACGCCGCGGGCGGGTCCGCCGCGAACGCCGCCGCTCAGGGTGTGTCTAACCCGTCCACAGATGCCACGGCCAGGGCGCAGGGCGCAGAGGTGTCTAGCAATTTTGCATCCGGCATTTCCGGCGGAACCGGGCAGGTAAACAGCGCCACGTCCGGGGTGGTAACCGGCGCGAAAAATACAGCTAGTTCCGGTGTGCAGGGTGCGGGGTTCCAGGGTTTGGGCGGTCAGGTAGACCAAAATTTTGCATCTGGTATTTCTGCATCGTCCGCTCAGGTGTTTAGTTCCGTTTCGTCCATGATTCAGGGCACACGATCTAGCGCGGACTCTGCCGTAGCCGGTGCGGGGTTCCAACAGCCCGGTTCTACGTCCGCGCTGAACATCGACAGCGGTTTTAAGTCCTCTATGGCCGGGATTTATACCACCGTTCAGTCTATGATTTTTAACGCTAAACGTTCCGCCGACTGGACAGTTGCAAGCGCCGGTTTCCCTGCGGTAGGCTATCAGATGGTTGCCGGTATGGCCCAGGGCGTACTAGCCAAAAGTGGCACGCTGTCTAGCGCGATTACTAGCGTAGTCCGTTCTGCGGTCAGCGCGGCCAAAGCGGCGGCGGACATCCACTCTCCGTCTCGTGTGATGCGTGACGAAGTGGGCTTCCAGCTGTCTAAGGGTATGGCCCTTGGTATCCGGGACGGTGAGAGCTACGTTATTCGGGCGGAAAAGTCTCAACTCTCAAAAGTCGTAGCCGTTGCGGCAGGTGCAGCGGATGAGGTGGAAGATACCTGGAAGGACGCCCACCAAAAGCTGCTTGACGATACCGCAAAGCGGCTTAATGTCAGCGTTGACACTTACAAGAAGTCTTACAATCAGGTCGTTGACCTCACCAGTGAGCTTAATAACCGTCTAGTGGCGAAAGAGGAAGAGCTTACAAAGCGGTTAGAGGATACCGGGCTTGACGAAGCCACCAAGGAAGCGCTTAATTCTCAGTTGAGCGCGGTAAAAGAGTTCCGCACGGAGTACGAAGCGGCCCTGTCTGAGATCGAGCAGGCTCAGGCTAGCATGGCTGATAAGCTGCGAAACTACGGCGAACTGTTCCAGTCCGTCAAGGACGAAACCGGGGAATTTCTGGAACTCTCCGACCTGCAAGCCCAGATTGATGGTATCCAGAGATACGGCGATGCACTGGACAGCCTGAAAAACCGGGGTGTATCTGACAGTCTGCTAGATGAGATTATCGGTATGGACGTTGACAAGGCCACGGCCTACACTGAGAAACTGTTGTCTATGACAGACGAAGAGTACAGTGACTATATTGCCCTGTGGGAGAAAAAACAGGCAGAGGCCCAGGCCGTGGCACAGAAATTTTATGCGGATGAGCTGCAACTGCTGGGTTACGAGTTTGTCGATAAACTCCCCGGTGAGTTGGACGGGATGAAACAGGAGCTGAGAAATTTAGGCATCCAGAGTATTCAGGGCCTGATCGACGGCATGAACAACCGAAGCGGGGCGCTGTACGCAACCGCGCAGCGTATCGTGTCCAGTGCTATCGCCGCTATGCGTGCGGCGGCTGACATCCACTCCCCGTCACGGGTGACGCGGAACATGGTGGGCAAACCGTTGGCCCAGGGTATCGGGGCCGGGTTCATGGCTGAGATGGAACGTATCAATCGACAGATTGCGGATACCGTACTGTCCCCGTTTGAATCCCTGTCCCGTGGCGATCTCATGGACGCGGCGGCTGGTGTGGTAAACGGTAACGCTGGCCTGGCTATGGCCGGGGCCGGTGGGGTGCAAACCGTGGTAATCCCGGTAAACCTCAACGGCAAACAGATTGCCGAGGTAGTCTATGACCCGCTCAAACAGGTGGGACGGCAAAGGGGGCAATACTAATAATGGCAAACATTACCATTGGCGGGCTTGAGATGCCCCGAACTAAAACCCTAGAGGTGGGCGGCGGCTATGAGAGCCAAGAGGCAACCATGGCGTCCGGTAAAATCGTCCGCGACGTGCTGGGGTGGCGGACTGAGCTGTCTGCGACGTGGGAGTGGATACCGGCTGACCTGTTGGCCCAAGTCGTACAGCTGGCCCGTTCGGGCCGGTTTGTGACGATCTCTTACCCCGACCCCACGGGTCAGACCGTTTCTGGTGCGTTTACCATCGAGATTGGTAGTCAGAAAATTTTCAAATTTCTCAACGGTGTGCCGGTGTGGTACAACGTCGAGTTGACCGCTACGGCGCAGGGGGTGGCATGATGGTTTCAGTCCCAACCGGTTACAATCCGTACACCGATACCCGCCGGGTAGAGCTGTCGTTTTCGTTCGGCGTAGTCGCGCCGGAAGCGGCTGAGTTGGCCGTCCCTGCATCGTCCGCTCAGTCCACCGTCTCCGTTATCGGGCAGACGGTGGACGGGGTGGAGCAGATGAGCGGGAACTACACCAGCCTAGAAAAAAATATGTGGGTGCTGGACGGCTCCCGTGAACTGTACCCCGGTGAGCAAACCGGGTGGAACAGCGCCGTATTATCCGGGGACGATGGGGTATACATTTCCGCGCCCTATTTGGAGTTTACATTCCCGGAGAATCAGGACAGTTTTGGGTTTACCCTGATTTTCGACGATACCCAGCCCGAAAACCACCCGGCGGAAATCGTCACAACGGCATGGGACGCAAGCGGGGCACAGCTGGGTACAACCACCACCAGCCCCACCGACTATATCCACGTTATCAGCCTACCCACGCAGGACTATCGGCGTGTGCGGTTCACGTTTACAAAATCTGCCATTCCTCACCGACGGGTGCGGGTGTGCGGCGTCCGCTTCGGTGTCCGCTACGACTACAACGCGGATACGATTGAGGGTGTGGAAATCAGGCAGTCCATCTCCCCATTTGCTGAGAGCCTGCCCTCTGCTGAGGTAGAGGCTACGGTAGATAACAGTGAGCAGCTGTACAACATGGTCAACCCGTCCGGCCTGTATGCCTACCTGCAAGATGGGCAGTTTATGGACTGGACGATAACCGTCAATGGTGACGTTGTGTACATGGGCAGGGCGTATTTCACCACCGCCGAAAGCGAGGATGGGGGACTGACTGCCAGTATCACGTTTAACGATTGGCTGTATGTTCTGGACAACGTGGAGTACACGGGGGCCGGTTCCGGGACGTGGACACTCAAGGCGGCTGTGACTGCGTTACTGGCAAAAGTCTCCGACAAGTTTACCGCCGTGTACGACACTGGTCTGGATAACGTGGTGATCGGTAACACCGTCCCGGAAAATACCAGCATCCGGGAGGCCCTGCGCCTATGCGCTCAGGCGGCTATGTGTACCTGCTACATTGATAGGACTAACGCCCTGCATTTCACCCGGCCCGTTCTGTCCACACCTGCGGATGAGTGGACGCTCGACGTCCAGCATAGCGCCGCACAAATTAAGGTGGGACAGCTCTACAATTCCATTAAATTGACAGCTGGACAGAGCGCAGACGGCGAAGATGTGGTATACTTTAGTAGGAACATTGTAAGCGATGACATAGAGCGGGTTTATGAGGTCTCTAACCCGTGTGTCACGCCTGCACTTGGGCAGCAGGTGGCTAACTGGTTGCTTGCGTGGGTGCAGCGGCGCGTGTCTTACGAGCTGACCACGCGGGGCAACCCGGCCCTTGAACTACTGGACACGGCTAAAATAGATGACGTGTACGGTGTCAACGGGGACGCGATCATTACACAGCTGGATTACAGTTATGACGGGGGGCTAACATGTGATGCCGAAGCGATTAGATAACCTAGTTTTCGACCGCACACAGTCCGACGTCGAACGGGTGAAAAGGCTGACAGCTGCTTTAGTTGCTGGTACCGCTACGGCGGCGGAACGGGCTGAGTTCGTGGCCGGGCTGAAAGGGGCCTACAACGCAACAGATTTGAACCGTGTCGGTGCGGCGGTGGAGTACCTGACCGGCGTACTGCACGACATGGGCTACACCGTGCCCACCAGCCCAGTGACAGACTGGGCAGAGGATAGCATACAGAACACCGAGCAAATGGCCGTGTACATCGCCAACATCCACAAATTGCGGGACTGCCTGCCCTACGTCGCTCCCGATGCGCCGGGCAGTATGGGCGCGTTGACGTGGCAACAAGCCAACGCGATAGAAGAAATCTTGTACAGGCTAGAAATTATCTTGCAGGAAATACAGGCCGGGTATCTCATCCGGCAGGCGGCTACTCCGTTTATGATAGCAGGGGGTGTTTTTAATGCGTGATAGGGTCCCAGCGCCCGGCAAGGCAAACCGGGTAAAGATCACTCTGGATAATGGGCAGGTAGTCGAGGGCGTGTTGTCCTACGCGGACGATGCGACCCAGGAGGGCAGCGCCTACAACAAGGCAAACGTGCTACCGGATGACGTGTGCAACGATCTAGGCATTGACCCCACCACGGCGGAACCGAAAGATGCGTTTCGGGCGAATGTGGAGTATACCAAAAAGAGCAAGGAAAGCACATTTCAGAGACTAATGACGGGGAGGTTCATCTAATGGGGATGGTAATTTTTGAGGAAAGCGGCGTATTCAATCCTGCAACGTATGGCCTAAAGGCCGGTGACGTGATTCAGGGTGTCTGCGTCGGTGGCGGTGGTGGCGGCGGTGCCGGGTCCGTCTCAGGCTACAATAGCGGTGCAGGTGACGGGGGAGACGCAGGACGGGCATCGGGCAAAGGCGGCGGTGGTGGCGGCGGATACGGGGCCGGTGGCGGCGGTGGTACCGGAGCGTACGCGCGAGGTGGTGGAGGGGGCGGTAGTGGGTACATTAAATTTTTTTCTGTTCCTCTTCCGTCTTCCGATACTCTTGCTGTCACGGTGGGCGCGGCTGGTGTCGGCGGGTCTGGACAGACTTCAACTGGTTCGGATACTAATTACGGAGATTCGGGTACCTCTGGCGGAACTAGCTCCGTCGGGAATTTAGTCTCTGCCGCTGGTGGCGCTGGGGGGTCTGGATACGGTTCCGGCGGGGCTGGTTACAGTAGAGGCGGGGACGGGTCAGATTCCTGGTCGTGGAGCTATAGTATGCAAAATGGGGCCGGCGGAGGCGGCGCAGGTGGATATGTTATCGGAAGCCCGGTAATCGGTGGGCCTGGCGGAAACGGGATGCCGGTTTCTGTTGCCTCTTCCGTCCCGATGATGCACCCCCAAACGTGCGACGGTCGGGGAAATGGAGGGGCAGGTGCCGTTGTACTCGGAGATAGCTCGGTTTACCCGTTGTTTGGCCTTGGTGCTGGTGCGGGTGGTAACAGCGGGCAAGACGGTTCCTCTGGCAAGGGTTCCGGTGTCGTAGTCATCACCTGGTAACACCACCTAGAAAGGAGACTAACTATCAATGTATATCTTACTCTCAGCTTCTAATACCGTTGCGGAAATCATTCCCGACGAAGACCCCATTTTTCCGGGTATCCCCATCGGGCAACGCTACGCCCCCGATTTTGTGGCGAAACTGCTGCACGTCGCAGACGATACAGCAGTAAAACAAAATCAGGTGTACGACCCTGAGACCGGCACATTCTCCGACCCGCCCGTTCCGGAGCCGGTCGAGCCACCCGAACCGCCTGAGCCTACCCATGAACCGGAGTATATCTCTACTGCCGACTTAGACGCAGCATACAGGGAAGGGGTGAACGGCGTTGACTGAATCTATCTATTTTACCGCAATGCGCGAGAAGGGCCTTGCGGATGCTAAAAACCTGCAAGATCGGGCCTCTGAACTGACCGGTACGGAGTTGTACGCTGAGACAGATAAAATCCCGGCGTTCAAAAGCGCCGTAGCCCTGAAAAATATGTCTACCCGTTCCGCCGGGTTTGTCTGTCGTTCCACCGCTGGGCGTGTTGTTGTTCTGTTGCAGCCCTACGACAGCAGCGTATACACACAGGAGCCGGAAGAGCTACCCGCTCAGTGGGGGTTTAAGTGGTCCACCGACCCCGCGAAGGCCTTACCCTTCGTTGCCTTGTCTACCAGCCCCTACGGCGTTGGGGACTGTTGTACCTATTCCGGCAAAACCTACCGGTCCAAAATTGCCAATAACGTCTATGCCCCGGATGCCTACCCGGCGGGGTGGGAAGAGGTACAGAGCTAACACAGAACATTAGATAGAGAGGTATTCTATTTGGATATTACCGCACAAATCATTGTAGCCGCGTTCGGCGGCGGTGGGCTGTCTGCTATCATCGTAGCCCTGCTCAATCGGTATTGGACAAAGAAGGACAGGGAAGATGATCGTTTAACCGCGTTAGTAAGCGCCCAGAAAATTATGATGGTTGACCGTGTGCGCTATTTGGGGCAGTGTTATATCAATAAGGGAAGTATCAGTCTTGCAGACAAAGAAACCTTACTTGAAATGCACAAAAATTACAAAGCCCTTGGTGGTAACGGTCACCTTGATACTGTAATGTCAGAAATCGAAGAACTTCCGATAGATAGGGGGTAATACTTGTGATTAACAAGGTTTGGCTCAAGGCCGCGCTAATCCGCGCCGTGCGGACTATGGCACAGACGGCCATTGCTTGCATCGGTGCGGCGGCTGTACTGTCCGCCGTAGACTGGCCGGTTGTCCTGTCCGCTACGGTGCTGGCCGGTATCATCTCCCTGCTGACCAGCGTCGCAGGCCTGCCAGAGGTGAAACAAAATGAGCAACAGTAAACTCGTAACCTATACCCGTATCTCCCCGAACAGAACCAGCCCCCGGAACGGCGTTATCCGTGGCGTAGCTATCCATTGCACCGCAGGCGGACGGAACAAACGCGCACGGGACACGGCGGACTTGGGCCGGTTTACCACCTACGACCGGAAAAATGGTGCTTCCTGCAACTACGCGGTAGGTGGGGACGGCTCGATTGCCTTAGTCGTGCCGGAATCAGATCGGGCATGGTGTACGTCAAACCCGATTGACCATCAAATAGTATCTATTGAGGTGGCAAGCGACATTGACGCGCCGAACCGGGTAACGGACAAAGCCCTGTCCGCCCTGCTCGACCTGCTGACCGATATTTGCCGCCGGAACGGTATCCCTGCCCTGCTGTGGCTGGGTAGCAAGACCTACATGGGACAGTGGGACCGGCAGAACATGGTTGTACACCGTTGGACGCGGACGGACAAGGTCTGTCCGGGGGATTACCTGTACAACCTGCATCCGTGGATTGCAGAGCAGGTCAACGCCCGCCTTGCGGGCAGAGAGGATGACGATATGGACGTTAAGACGATCATCGAACAGCTCACCCCTGAAATGTGCTATGGTATCATGGCCGAGGCTATGGCCTATGCGGCCACATTGCCGGAACCGGAGTGGTCGAAAAAAGAAGGTGCTTTCCTGGGACTGAAACATCGCGGTATCATGGACGGCACCGAGCCGGAACGTCCTGTAAAGCGGGATGAACTGGCCGCTGTGCTGGGCCGGTTAGGCCTATTTGAGTGAGTCATGCGGGGGCGGGGTGCCCCCGCTTTTTATTGTGTTAGGCCATACGGGAGAGCCAAGAGGGACGAAATCTAAGGTTTTTCATTTCAGGGTCTTCTTTCAGGCAGTACAGCATATAATCCCAGTCGTTGAAATTGGAGAGCGTTTCATATTTCAGGCTACCAACCGGGGTATTGTCCAGCCACCAACCGGCACGGGTGGCGTGACTCACGAGCCACTTAATCCCGTTTTTGTATTCGGTGATTTTACGAGTGTTACGCTCGATGCGAACGGTGTTATCCTGCTCCACGGCCCGTGCGAGGCGCTTCTCGAAACGCTGAACCTGTTTTGCAACCCAGGCAACCTGAGCGGCACGGATTTTCTCAGCCCAAACCAGCTGCTTCTCAGTGCCGGTCATGGCGGGAAGCTCGATATCGAGTTTCGGGGTTTTGGCAGCTTCCCATGCGAGATGCAGGCAGTGGCCAAAATATGTGGAGCCCGTAGGGGCACTCTTGAATCGGTTCCATGCGTCCTTCATAATCTCGGACTTGTTGTACTTCATGGTGTTCTTCCTTTCCGCCCTGCCGGGCTGTCCGTTCCTTTACTGTGATTACATTGTACACCAGCTTGTACAATAAAGCAATAGACACATTGTACAAATAAGTGTACAATAACTTAGGCACAACGCCAATAACTCGACAGACCGGGCGCTTGGCGATTCGAGCGCCCAGTGATATAATAAACATAGACCACTCGAAGTCCCGTTTTTCAGCAAATGAAAGCCCACCGGCTAAATCCGGTGGGCTTTTTTTTCTTATTCCGCTTTTTTATTTTTAATGCCTTGCTGGATTAGTTCACGTACATACTCGCTGAGCGATATATTCCGCTCGTTCGCTGTTGTTTTCAGCTCCGCTAAAATATCCTGCGGGACGAATACGTTCAACGAATACATGTGATCTCTGTTTCGTTTTTGGCCTTGGCCCTGGTCGTTTTTATATTCCTCGTATTTCTCCGCCATGTAACGCCGACTTTTTTCTCTCACGCATGCCTCAGAGCAGGTCGTCGCGTTTTTATGTCTGTCCGGCGGGATAGGTTTCCCGCAAACCACGCAAAAACGAGTTGTCATTTTTGTGGTTTCTATCTCTCTACGTTTTTGAATGGCTGTCTCTAGGCTGTCGAAGCTCCCGATATATCTGTATGACAGCTTCACTATCCATTTTTTGGTCTTTTTGTTCCAGGTGACACCCTTTACACCAGATTTTTTGACTTCCTCCATGATTCCTCCTAGGCTTCGTGGGATGTTGCCCGTCTTTTACTACGACTTTATCGTACTCCAATTTGTACGGTGAATCAATAGCCAGACCACACAAGAAATTGTAGCTTATTTTGTACAGTCTGACTATTGCATTATTGTAGCTCTAGGTGTACAATAAAGGCACAGTAAAGGAAATGGACAGCCGAAAGGCAGAAAGGAAGATAACCATGAAAAAGAAGTTTTATTTCCCTGATTCCAACCACGAAGAAGAGTTCTTCGGTCCTGCTGGTGAATGGGTGTGCCTGGACAAAAAGGCGCTCCGGGAGTTCGCTCAGAACTGTGAAGCTACCTATGCCTCGATCAACCGGCTCGTACACGAAGCCACAGAAGAAGAGCTTGCCCTTTACGGCAAGTATGAAGCGTGAGAGAGGGGGTACACAAGATGAAACTCGTAGCTGTTAAGAGCGAAATTCAAGAGACGGAGACCCGGCGGTTGGTTATCACGACCGTGACTTTTGACGATGGGGAAATACTGACCTACCGGGAAGGTCACCTTGACCCGGCCCTGTTGCAGGGGGCGCTCATCCTGGGCCTGGATTTTACAAACGTACTGGATTTTGAATCCAGCATGGACCCTGAAGAGCTGGACTGGGACGAAATAGAGACGGTGAGACCGCCCGAAGAAAGAGAGCGGCTGGCGAAGGTTAAGCGGTTCAACGCCCAGGTTCGACGGGCCGCAGTATGGCCGGAATCGGTAGACACAGAAACGCTGGTACAGCTCAAAACAGAATTGGCGGTGTGCTAATGATTACCTACAACGGATTTAAGGCGAAGCTCGAAGAGCGCGGGGCTAAATACCGGCTGAGAAAAGCCGGTATCAGCCCGACCATCATAGCAAAGGCGCTGAACGGCACAGGCGGGTTTGAGACGGTGACCATAGACAAACTCTGTAAGCTGCTGGGCTGTCAGCCCGGTGATTTAATGGAATATGTGGACGAAGAAGAGGCCGGGGAGTAATCCCCGGCCTTTGGCTTTTTATTTTTCCGCCCCTTCCTCCCATGCGCGGGTCATGCCCATGATTTCGCGCTGTTCGTTGCCGATAGCCCACAGGATGCACAGATAGTTTACTGTGTCCTTGCATTTTTCCAGAAAATCCTCTCGATCATCAAACCGGTTGAGAATCACCATATCGTGCAGGGCTACCAGGTGTTTAGCCATATAGCCCCAGCAGGTTTGAGCTGTGGTATCCCCGGTAAACGCTGCGCCCTCCCGGAAATTGTGGAGTGCATCACCCGAATAGCCCGCGTATTTCGCATTTTTCGCGGCCAGCGTGTCGATGCTGGCGGTTCTGAGTTCGTCCACCAGGGCAGTAAATTTTTTGTTGTCCATACTATACCTCCTATTATATGGCGTCCTGCGCCAACTCACCGATGCAACCAACCAGGCCCTTAATGTCCTTCCAGCGGGTGCGGGGCTGGTTGAAAAGCCCCTGAATTTTCTCCACGATCTCGTAGATTTCCCGGAACGCTCTATTGTCCTGCTCCAATTCCTCCATCATGTAGTCTAGGTCCGCCTGCACTAACTCGCGTTCCTGGGCGGATTTCTCCCCCAACTGCACATAAAACCGGCGGAAATAGGCGGCGGAATCATCTCCCATGTGTTCGCGAATCAGCGCCTCAAAATCTTCCGGGCGGTACACGGTACGCGCCCAACCGTTGACTATCAACAGCTCCACAGCTCACACCTCCTGCGCCCGCCGCTCCCGGCGGGCTTTCCAATCGCAAACGGGGCAGATGTACACCCGTTCACCCGGTTCCAGTGCCGACACGTTCCAGCGCTGGCCACATTTACGGCACAGCCGATACCTAGCGCCTTGCATTAGTCCAGCCCCCATTCTCGATCTCGGTAGGCCCGGCTTGCTGTTGCACCTACTTGGTCCTGGTATTTCCCGGCGTACTGTTGCAGTACCTCTCCATCCGGGCGGTAGAACGACAGCTGCCCGATACGCATACCGGCGTACACTCGCACGGGCTGGACTACTGCCAGCTCCAACGTCCAGCGGCCCCGGAAGCCCACGTCCCCGAAACCGGCTGTAATGTGGCTGAACAGCCCCAACCGCCCCATGCTGGACCGGCCCTCATAGGTAGGGATTAAATCGGGGCACTCCGTATGCTCCACCGTAGCGCCCAGGTACAGCGTTCCAGGCTGTAACACCAGCCCTTCCTCTGGGATGTGGAACGAACGCCCCCGGTTCTCTCGGCGGGTATCAAGCACCGGCTCCCGGTAGACAAACATGTCCGGGGCTAAATGCACGTCGTAGCTATTCGGGCCGATGCAAGCCGGGTCAAACGGCTCGATGATGAGCCGTTTAGCCTCCACCTGCAATCTAATCTCATTGCCAGTGAGCATTATAATTTACCATCCTCTCTGTAATATCCGTATCCGTGGTCTTGCATGTAATAGTAATTAACGGGGAATAACGTCTCACTGATAGCCTTGATATCAGCTTGTAGCGTGGTCCGTTTTGCGCCCCTACCGTATGCCGTGTCGAGTACATCCAACAACTCCGTCAACGTCACGGGGTTGTCCTTGTCGGTCTCATTGTACAGGATTTTTGCTAGGAGCAAGATTCGTTCCCGGTAGGGGATAATAGCGTCCCGGTCCCGGCGTGGTTTCTGTCTCATTTGTCCGTCCCCCTCATTCCGCACGGCTCCATTTCGTGGCACTGCCCGCCGTGGTAGCCGCACATAGGCACCAGCAGGCCCTTAAATTCGGGGCATTTCGCCAACACCGCCTTGCACATTTTTAGTACAACCGCACGGGTCTCAGGGGCGGCTTTTGTGCAGAGACGCTTGTTAGCGATAGTCATAAGCTCCTCTGCGTTCATGTCCCAAATCATGCTCACCGGGGCATCCTGCGGGGCGCTGTTCCGGTCGTAGGCGTCCTGTCTGTCGTTGCGCTGAGATTTTACATAGGGCTGTGCATGGATATGCCGGGCCAGGTGGACAGACAACCAGTAGGGCATATCCGTTGACAGGAATGAGAAACGCAGGTACCGGATAGGGCTGTGCCGCGCTTCCAGGATTTTCCGCCGCCACTCCGTCGAGGGCGGGGTAACGGGGTTAAGCCCCACCGTCACCAGCGCACGGCGTTTTACCTCCCACCAGTCCCGTTCCTGGGGCCACTCTAACAGATGGACACTACTCATACCTGTTTACCTCCTGTTACCTCTAATTTCAGGGCGTTAATTGCCCCGGCTTGTCCAAAATCCTTGTCTCGCAGGGCTTTTATTACCCGGCTGTCGTGTGTACCGGCTAGCATGAGGTGGTACACATGGCACACGTTCTGCTGTCCTGGGCGGTTTAACCGTTCGTTTGCCTGCTGGTACAGCTCCAGACTCCACGGCAGACCAAACCAGATAATGATATGTCCGCCGTATTGCAGATTTAGCCCGTGGCCGATGCTGGCCGGGTGGGCCAGGGCTACGGGGATTTCCCCCCGGTTCCATGCCTCTATATCCGCCGGGGTGTCGAGCGCCCGGCACGGTATGCGCCGCCGGATACGTTCGGCATCGTGTTTATAGCTGTACAACACTAGCACGCTGTCCCCACCGGCCCGCTCTACCAGTTCTTCCAGGGCTTCCAGTTTCAGGGAGTGGATGCTGTGCGTCTGGCCGTCGGTGTCGTAGATCGCGCCGTTTGCAAACTGTAACAATTTGTTACTCAGTGTAGCGGCAGACGTGGCCACGATCTGCCCGTCTCCGTCCATGCACTCCATCACCTGCTCCCGTTCAAACTGTCTGTATTGCCTCATTAGCGCAGGCGTGGCAGGCAGCAGAATATCGTGGTAGGTCTGGCCCGGAAGGGAGATAACATCTTCCTTTTTTATCGACATACATATATCAGAGATTAGACCGTAGACCTCTTCTTCCGCCCCCGGCCTGGGCCGGTAGCTGTACACGATAGGTCCGTTGGATTTGTCGGGCAGTAGATAGTCCCGCCGAAACTGGGTGAGTGTGCGGCCCAGTCTCCGGCCACCGTCCAGCAGGTACAACTCAGGCCACAGGTCAGCTAGGCCGTTAGGCCGGGGCGTACCAGTCAGCCCGATAATGCGGCGGATGCGCCGCCTGACCTGTTTCAACGCTTTCCATCGTTTGGCCTGGGCGGACTTAAAGCTAGAAAGTTCGTCAATAACAACTATCGGAAACTTCCACACTTTGGACTGCTCACACAACCAAACCACGTTTTCCCGGTTGGTAACGTAAATATCAGCGGGACGGGCCAGAGCGTCGAGCCGTTCACGGGCCGAACCGGTGACACGGGATACTCGCAGGTGTCGCAGATGCTCCCATTTTGCACACTCGGTAGACCAGGTATTTTCCGCCACCCGTTTAGGGGCTATCACCAGCGCGGGGCCATCCTCCATTAGATCATAGAGGATTTCGTTCAGGGCGGTTAGCGTGGTGACGGTTTTCCCGCTGCCTAACCCATGCCCCAAAACAGGGCACAGGATGGGCGGCTCAGTATCCAGTTGATACCGGCCTCCTGGTGTGGGTAGGGGCTAAAATTCATTTTGACCACCTCCTAACTCCGTTTCCACGAATAACTGCAAATCATCCTCATCCCAAATGCAGTCATAGGCAAAACCCCGGTCGGTGAGTTCAAGCGCCCACCATTCTTGCAGGGCGGACAAACGCCCGCCCTGGGGGCGTTTCATTTCGACGAAGATCACGCGCCCGCCGGGCAGTAGTACGATTCTATCCGGTACCCCTGCGTTTCCGGGGCTGGACCATTTCAGGCACATACCCCCGGCGGCTCTTACACTCCGCACGAGCTTCTGTTCTAAAAATTTTTCCAGCATCTCACAGCGCCCCCTTCCGCTTGAAATACCGCTGTCTCCCGTAGGGTTTCACTGTGATCTTCAGGTTTCCGCAGGCCCGCCAACCCGGAATTTTGCCCATGATAGCCCGAACTTTCATACCAGCGTAGCGGTCGAACTTCCGGGGGTCTCCGTCCAGGGCTTCCGCCCAGATTTCGGCGGTGCAGACCGTCTCACGCTGGACGGTCCCAACTGCTCCAGATTCCAGCCATTGACGGCGATCAAACAGGTCTTTTTCTTCCCAATCCGTGGGGAGTAGGCGATCTAAAAACTCAGCCACGAGGCCGACGTGGGGGTCTTCTTCCTCAAACCCTTCTTGCACCTGTCGGGCCTGCCCTTCCAGCTCGCGGGACAGGTACAGGGTCTCTCCCGCCTGGTAGTAGTGGCGGGCTTCCGCCCATACCTGTTTTACCGTCTCAGCGTCCAGGTCTGTCCACATGTCACGGGCCGGGTCGTTGGGCGTGGCTACCACCCAGAAACGGCGGTTTCCGGTGCTATCCCGGAGAAACTGCATCTCATTGGTAGTACCTATAAAAATGCACTGTCGGGGAAAATCCTGGATGCGCCGCCCGTATGCGGGGCGGTACCGGTCAGAGGCCTTGGAAATGAACTGTTTCACGGCATTGCTTTCTGCGATACGCATACCGGCCAACTCTCCGACCTCCATAATCCACACGCCCACCAGCTGCTCATAGGCCTCTTTGCCTGTTACCGTGGTCAGCGTGTCGGAGTACCACGGCCCGCCTAGTTTGGCGATAATGGCGGATTTGCCCAGGCCTTGCCGCCCTTGCAGTGTCAACATGTAATCAAATTTACAGCCAGGGTTGTAGATTCGGGCCACAGCTGCAACTAGGGTCTTGCGGGTCACGGCGCGGGTGTACTCGGTATCATCCGCGCCCAGGTAGTCCACGAGCAGGGCGTCCACACGGGGCACACCGTCCCAACTGCACCCGGCCAGGTAGTCCCGGATAGGGTGGAACCGGTTGGCCTGTGCGACCACATTCACCGCGTCGAAAATCCGGTCTTTGCTGGTCAGCCCGTACAGCTGCTCTAGGTACAAGCGCAACTGTGCATCGTCCGCGTCTACCCAGGGGCTTTCTTTATCCACGTCACGCCACGGGAGACGCTTCACAGCCACAATATTGTTTTGCAGTTCGTTCAGGGCGATACAGCCCACTAGATCGGGGTCGTTGGACAGCACCGTTACGGCGTTCTCGATGGACTGCACCAGCGCTCCCTTGTCCGTCATTTTGAGCTTGTCCGTCCAGTTCGGGGCGGTCGAGCTGTCGGGGGAAGGTGGACTGTCCAGCGTGTCGAACACGTCCGCCTCTGTCCGCCGGTCTTCCAGGATTTGGGCCTTTACCCGGCTATCATCGCTTGCATAGCTGCACATGGCCTTGTAGCTGGGCCGTTGGTTGGCCGGGGTGTCTGGGCCCGTATCATCGTCCAGCGGGCCGTATTTGTGGATGCGTACCAGGTCCCAGGCGTTGCACAGCTGGCCGCTGGCCGGGTCCGTGGCGTGGTGAGAAAACGAAAATTTATCATCGTAGACGATCACACCCGCCGCCGTCGAACCGCCTGCGTAGGTGTACCGGTCCGGCACGTCACAGGGAACGTACTCAGGCACGAACGCCGCGATTGCGTCCCGGATACTATACGCCCTGCAAAATGCACCGACTAGGCCGGGCTTGTCCATCGGGTCCGCCTGCTTCTTAGCGGCCCGGCGGACGATACTCGCCTGCCTGCTGGACATGGGCCAGGCGGACACGTCACGCCAATCCCGATACAGGGCTAGCACGTCATCGGGATTCAGAAACGGCGCGTCATAGCTGTGGAATACATACTCTCCGTCCCGGCTCGTACTAGGCCAGTACATAAGCCGCTCAGGCTGGTATGTGGTATCGTCAAATTGGTCGATGCCTAAAATATCAGCTATCCTCCGGCCTATGGCCTGGTACTCATCCGGGGACACGTCGCGGGCCAGGGGTATCACCAGGCGCAGGCGGGGGTTTTCCGGGGTGTGTTTGTGTGTGCTGTACACCGCTCCGGCGCAGGCGATCTGATTGCAATAATCGCCCCACAGAGTAGTATCCGTATAATCAGCATCCAGGCACAGCACAGAGCGGCTCTCCACGTCTACCCGCCGCCCGTTGGGGCAGTAGCCCCCGACAAACCCGCCAACGTCTTTGATTTCGGCCTGCCTGTCCCTGCTGGCCGCCTTGTACTCTGCGACGGTCTCAGGTGTGCGGACGGTGTCGGACAGGCGGGACAATAACTCGCTCCACGGTATAGAGACGTTCTTCCAGTTCTTGGTTTTTCGGCTGTTACCGGTCGCTATGTTGAGCAACCAGTCATGTTTTAGTCCCATTTAATCAGTCCTTCATATAGAATGGTGTCTCGTATCCGTCACCGCGCAATAATAAGCCGGGTGCCCAGTCAATAGGTTGGCCCATGATTTCGGCCACGTCCTGCCATGTCCGCCACCCTACCGGTTCCTCCACTATTACCTCATCGTGAACAGTGAACAGTGTTTGAAAACCAGCATCATCAAGCCGAAGCAGGGCAACGGCCAGACAGTCACGGGCCACGGCCTGGACGATATTCTCTACCAGTTTGCCGCCCCATGTCTCCGTCCGTTCCCATTTCCGTGTAGTTTGGTTCTGGCCCATGTAGTACAGGTGCCCGTCCTGGCCTATGTTCGCGCCCCAGTAGGACAGGATACGGCCACTAGGCAGTTTGCACCGCAGCGCGTCCGCGTCCCGGCGGTACTTCACCCCGCACGGTTGGATGGAAAACGTTTTGCCGGGGTGGGCCAGTGCAGACCGGGCGGCCCGCTCGGTGGCAGACCAGAAACGGGGGATAGTGGGGGATGCCCGCCGCCAATGCTGGACGATGGTTTGCATTTCATCCTCAGACAGGCCCATTTTGTCCGCCCCAAACGCTTTCAACGCCCCCACGCCGCCGCCATAGCCACAAGCCAGCTCCGCGATCTTGCCCTTTTGGCGCAGGTGACCGTTTACGCCGTGCTTGACAACCGGCACATGGAACATCTGAGAAGCAGAACTGCAATAAATATCCCCACCCTGGGCGAAAACATCCATCCGCCATTGCTCCCCGGCCATCCACGCCACGACGCGGGCCTCAATCGCCGAATAGTCAGCCACCAGGAACGTATGTCCCGGTTTGGCTATCAGGGCCGTGCGGATAAGCTGGGATAGCACGTCGGGCACGCTGTCATAGGCAAGCTCTAGGGTCTCCAGGTCGCGGGCACGGACTAACTCTCTCACAGTGCCGATATTCTCTAGGTGGTTCTGTGCCAGGTTTTGCAGCTGTACCCGCCGCCCGGCCCATCGCCCAGTCCGGGCCGCGCCGTAGTATTGGAGCAGGCCACGGATTCGATGATCTGCACAGGCCGCGTCTAAGATAGCCTGGTATTTTTTGGTAGACGTTTTGCCGGTCAGCTGTCGCAGTTCCAGCACCCGGCGGGTACCTGGGTCTGTCACAGTGCCCAACAATTCGGACACGGTGGCCTTGTTCAGGCTGTCCACGGTGATATTTTTAGTCGCGAGCCACGCCTTGAGCTGGGCCACGCTTCCGGGGTTGTCCAGACCGGTAATTGCCTGCATCTCTGCCACGTTCTGAGCGCGGGACTGTTCGTCGATTGCTACGGCGGATTCGGCTAATTCCATGTCCACCAGTACGCCCCTTTCGTTTATGTGGGCGTCTAACGCCTCTAACCGGCGCTCCCATTCAGGGACGGGGAAGCTGGAAAGTCGATCATATATGGTCTGCTCAACGGCGGTATCACGAACGCAATACTCTTTGAACAGCTCCCACTTGTCCGGGGCGTGTTCTGGAAGGTTGCGAGTTCGACCACCGTTGGAGATGGTGGGCTTACAGGGCATACAGAAATACCTGATAAGCGCCTTACCAGTTGCGAGCTTCTGCTGTTGGAGTTGCAGGGCCGCGCCCGCCGCGTCGAGCGACATAGGCAGGCCGTTCATGGCGGCGATGGTCATAGCGTCCCGCCACTGTTCGGGCGGGGTGTAGATACCCAAGGCCGCGTTGAGACAGTTCCGCTCAAATGATACATTCCAGGCGATTTTAGTAATCGCATGGTCTGTCAGCGCGTGGGCTAACCAGTCCGGGGGGCCGCTCTGGGTAAAATCCCAGAGCTGGACCGGCCCACCGTCCCAAGCGTAGGACATGAGCAGAATCTCAAAATCCGGCGCTTCGGTGTACTTTTTTACCCCGCCACGGGGCAGGTCAGCGCTGGAAAACGTCTCTAAGTCCAGCACTAACCGAGAATGTGGCTCATTTCGTGAAATCATCGTCACCTTCCAGGTCATCGAAATCGGACAGCGCGTCGGTTCCGAACCGTTCGCCATCTTTCACGAACTGCACACCGTTCAGGTAGGCTTTCACGCCGCGCTTAACTTTGCCGTACTCGTAGGGCGCAGCGGCCAGGGATGCGTTGACATAGCAGCCGGAATAGATCACACCATCCTCAGCGGTCAGAGCCTCTTTCCGACGGCCCACAACAACGGGGCGGCGGGTGCTGTTGGCCTCCAGGATGTAGCAACCGGCATAGGCGGGATTTTTCTCTGACAACAGCTCACCCATGCTGTCGGTCTGCGTGTCCGCGTCCTTGAGGCTGCAAGTGAACCCCTTCGGCCACTCGGTACCCTTGAAGGAATTGGGGTACTTCTCCGTCCCCGCCGCACGGAAAGCAGCCTTGACCTTGTCGAGGTCTGCGTGTTCCTTTGGGATGATGAACGTCGCGGAATACTTTGCATCCTGACTATCGTCAAACGCGGTGGGGGTGAAGATGTGCTCATAGCTCAGGCGCACGTTACGCAGCATAATTTTTACACTCATGGTATAGTCTCCTTTAGTCAATATTGTCGAAATCGTTCGCGGGGTCATAGGGCGGACGCTTATCACTCTCTGGTACCAGAATAGGCGCTCCAGGGGACCGCTCGATCTGGCCCGCCAACAGTTCAGCGGCCTTTTTCTTGCCAACCAGTTTATCAACCCCGGCGGGGCTGAGTAGGTGGGTTTCTGTGGTCTCTGCCCGGTCGTAGCCCGCCGCGTCCAGGATGTGCAGGGCCTCCAGCTCATCTTTCCATTTCCGATTGCCCTGCCTGCCCTCAACGGCTTTCCAACCGGGGGCGGGCTTACCGTCTAATGCCATGGCCAGAGCGCGGGTTTTTACCCGTCTGAGCCACAGGGAGATAAGCGGCTCCTGCTCCAGGATTTGGGCTACCTCATGCGGGGCCAAAACGGGGACCTCCACGTCGTATCCGTCCACCAGGCGGGTACAGGTCTGGGTCAGTTCCCGGCACTGCCCCGCGTGGGGACAGAATTTGCACCAGTCCCCGGCGTGGTACTCCCCGCCGCCCTGAGCGGCAACAGCGGCAACCTCTCGCACACTGTCCGCCCATTTGAGCAGGTCCTGGGTGGGTACCTCACACACGCTGACGTTGCTAATCCTGGGCTGATAGATGTGCAGGCGCACGGTCTGCACGTCCACGGCCAGGCCGTAGTCGTTCAGAGCGCCCAGGCCGTACAGCATGAGTTGTGGGTTAAGATAGGCATTAACAGGTACTCCCTTACCGTATTTGTAGTCGATCACGTCCAGGGTATCGCCCTGCAACAGGATACAGTCACAGGTACCAAACCCGCCGGGGACCCAGTCGGAGAAATCCACTCTCTGCTCTAGCAGCAGGTGATAGTCCTCCCCGTTGGTCTGCTCCAAGATGTAGCTCTTGTACCCAGCGGCACAGTCTAGCATCTCTTGGGTAATCCCAGGGTCATCCTCTGGGATGATGCCCCGTGCTACCGCCTCCGCCACCTCATGGGCCAGTGTACCCTCAGCGGCAAACTCGCTTGTCTCGCGGGGGTACAACTCAGCGGCTACGGCGGACGGCGGACAGTTGAGCCACCGGTGAGCGCTGGACGCGGAAAGAAGGGCGTGCGCCCGGTCTGCGTGTCCCATATCAGTTTTCCCCCTCATGCGCCCGGCGTACTGCATCGAGCGCGGTAAACACGGCGTCCAGGTCTGCGTCCGGGATAGCTGAGACACGCGGGGCGTATCGCTGGACGATCTCGCGGGCCTCTGCCTTGTGGCCCTGCGAGGCCAAAGTGATTACCAGGTCCTGCACCATGCCATGTGTGGCGTGTTGCGTCTCTGCGCCGTCCTGCGTGTCCTGTGCGGGCTGTTCCGTCTCAGGGCCACTGGTTGCAGGTGCGGGCGCGTCGTGCGTCTCTGGGGCCGTCTCGACGGTCTGGGCGGGTGCAGGTGGGCTAAACGGGGTTCCGACGGCTTGCAGGGCCGTGAGAATCGCGTCCAGGCGGGCGCGGTCTTCCGCGCACAGCTCAATAGTGAGATTCAGATTATTCATGTGGTTCTACCTCCTGACTGGGACCTAGGCAGTTCTCAATCCCCTGCATCACATACAAGGCGGTAGGGAGAGCTATTCCGTTGCCCCACATTTTGTATTCTGCGCTGTCCGTGTGCAGCTTGCTGTACCAGGCTAACATCTGCGCTCTGGTGTAGGTTTTGACCGTCTTACCGTTTATAGCCGCATGAGTATTTCGCACGTCCAGCCAAAACTGATACTCGCAATCAGAAAAACCGCTTTTCGCTTCGGTTTCACCCCAGTTGTCGGGGAACCCTTGCAGTCTAGCACACTCTGTCGGGGTTAACCGGCGGACGGCGTACCTGGGTCCAGATTGGCTTGGCTCAAACAGCGTCTGATTGTTAGCACAGGAGAGCGTCGCGGACTTGTTCTCCTGGATGAGTGGCCCCTTACCGCCGCCCTCGCAACCGGAACGTATTTGCATCAAGAAGGGTACGTTGTTTCCGCCTGCCTCTCCAATGCGCGCCTCAGAACTTCCGGCAACGCCTTGCCCCTCTGCGCTGCTCTGCGTAAAATACCCTCGCAGGCCCTCGCGCTCAAATAGTATTTTTCCGGCACTCTGGCCTGTAAAATCTGCGACAAGGTAAATTCTACGGCGGCGTTGGGTGACTCCCCAGTATTGAGCGTCAAGAGTTCTGTAAGCAAGGCTCCATCCGTCTCCACGGTAACAGTCCGCCCTTGCCCATCCACCTTGCGGAACGTCAGGCATAACGGCTTCCGGTTCGACGATTTTGATAAGCTCTTCGAGGACAGATCGGAAGTCTTCGCCTTTATTACTGCTAAAGGCTCCCGGAACATTCTCCCAGAGAGCAAACCTTGGATATCTCCCATTAGTTGCACACCTCATTTCCCTGATAACGCGGACAGCCTCTATAAAAAGGCCGCTCCGTGTTGTCTCTTCGTCTCCGTTGGCCGCATGCTTCAGTCCAGCGCGTTTCCCGGCGATGGACAGGTCCTGACAGGGAGAACCAAACGTGATAACATCGACAGGCTCGATCTCTGCACCGTTTACCCGGCTGATATCGCCCAGGTGTTTCATCGTCGGGAACCGGCTCCGTGTGACGGCTATCGGATACGGCTCGACCTCGCTAGCCCACACCGGCGTTATCCCGCACAGGCAGGCGGCTAACGGAAATCCGCCCGAACCATCAAATAGGCTGCCAAGTTTTATGCTCCCCATCTCGGCACCGCCTCACGCCAACCATGCGGCCAGGAACGTCCAGACACCGGCCAGCGCGACGGTGGAGCTAGCGGTGATCTCCATGCGGCGGGTGATACGGGCCTGCTCAGTGGCCCGGCGCTGTCTGGCCTGTTCGGCCTTAGCCTGGGCCTCTTTCACGGCCTGGGCCTTTGCCTTGGCCCGGTCGATGTGGTCCCGGTCTGCGGCCAGCATGTCCACGAACAGGTCAAGATCGTGGAACTGTTTGATTGAGTTTGCAGTCATTGGTATTTCCTCCTATAATTCGGCCAGTTTCCGGGCCAGAGTGGGCACGGACACACCCGCACGGGGTTTGATGTCCAGGTGTATTTTTACCCACCGCCTGTCATGCCCGGTATACCGGCAAACGTCGGTAATGGACAAAATGCGTTTCCCGTCGAAAAACTCCAACAGGTCAGCGAGATTCTCACGGTAGCCGGGTATTTCCAGTGCCATTGTCTGCCTCCCTCCGTGCGGCCATAGCCGCGACGCCCTCAGCGTAGCCCAGCAGAAACTCTTTCTTGCTGTCGGGCAACAGCTCAAGCGCCGTAGCCAAACTCTCAGCGATTCGACGCTCAACATCTGTCATCGTTGTTCACCTCCCTTGCTAACTCTGTGAGACTATAATAACACAAAGGGGCTAACTATGTCAACCCCCAGAACAAAATTTTTTGAAATAAAAGTTGACACAGTTAGAGAGCCGTGCTATTATATATGTGTACCCAAGGGAAAGGGGTGAGAGTTTGGAAAAACTAAATGAACGAATAGCACAGACCCGCAAAACAAGCGGGCTGACACAGGAGACCTTCGGGGCTAGAATCGGTGGGCTTTCCAGAAATTATGTTTGGATGCTGGAAAAGGGCGAACGTATCCCTAGTGATCGAACCATTGCGGACATTTGCCGCGAGTTCGACGTGAGCGAGGAATGGTTACGCAATGGTACCGGCCCGATGTTTGTCGAGAAGACCCGCGACGAAGAGCTTGCGGAGTTTTTCGGCCATGTGCTGGCCCGTGACGATTTCAAGCAGCGGTTACTAGCTGCGCTGTCCCGGCTGGATGAATCAGAGTGGGCCATGCTAGAGCAGGTAGCAAAAAAGCTGCTGGATGAACTAAAAGGGTAAAGAAAAGCCCCGGCCCTATCACGGGGCCGGGGTGTCTTCTTCACTGTGCGGTGAGGCCGCGCAGGAACAGGTATACCAGGCGTAATTGTTTACTGTTTAGGGTGCCCAGCATGTGCAAAATAGTGCGCAGGGTTTGCCTATCATCCATTATTTACCTCCGTTTCCATCTTATGCGGTGAGGTCAGTATATCACTCCACACCAACAAAAAGGCGGCTTTTTTGTTGGTGTGGTATGCCGAATTATTGGAGAAGCAGGGGAAAAACGAACTTTTATCAAACAAAACCTAACAATTTTGTTTATTTTAGGGGTGAGAATATGATAAAACGGAAAGACGGAAGGTGGCAGGAGCAAATCAAACTGCCCGGTATGGAGAAGCCCAAATACTTTTACGGGCGGACAAAGCGCGAGGTGCAACGGAAACTAGCTGCATGGAGCGTGGAGCGAGAGCAGGAGCAGGCGCAAGCTGTACAGCTGTGTACCATCGTCGAGCAGTGGGCAGAACGGCACAGAGAAGAGGTTGAGGCCACATCGTGGGGAAACTATGCGCCCGCCGTGCGGGACGTGTTACAGTGGTTTCAGGGCCGGGAGATAGGGGACATATACCCGGATGAAATCACGGAATTTTTACAGGCTATCGCGGCCCGTGGGTATACCCGTTGGACAGTCCAAAGAAGGCGGGACGTGCTGACTCAGACGTGGGACTACGCAATCGGAAAACGGATTGTGAGGTACAACGTGGCCCGACAATCCAAAATGCCCAAGGGCCTACCAGCCGGAACCAGAGAGCCGCCCACACCTGAGCAGCTAGCGATGATCGGGGCCGGGTTCCGGCTACCGTTCGGGCTGTTCGCGGCGCTGGAAGGGTATACAGGCATGCGCCGGGGAGAGATACTAGCTCTCCAATGGGAAGATTTCGACCGGGCTGCGGGAGTGATACACGTTCGGCGGGCCGTGCAGTTTATCGGTGAGGCTCCACACACCAAGCCGCCCAAAACGGCGCAGGGAGTGCGAGACGTAGTTATTCCTGCCCCGCTGGACGCCCTGCTAGGAGACCGGAAACAGGGACTAGTATTCCCTGGCCCTACCGGGGAATTACTACGCCTGAGCCAATTTAAGAGCGCGTGGCGGACGTGGTGCATATCGGTAGGCGTAGGTACACGGGGCCGGGGTACGGCGGTAACTACCCACCAGCTGAGGCATTTCTACGCAACCGTGCTATATGATGCGGGTGTCGGGGTAAAGGAAATGCAAACGCTGTTAGGACACTCCGATATAAGAACCACGATGAACATATACACCCACATCATGCTAAGCCGCAAGCAGGCTACCGCTGACAGGCTCAACAGGTATTTGTGTCAAAATCCGGTCAGTGGCCCAAAAGACGAATAAATTCAACGGTTTCTTCCACCTCTGGCAGGTGGGGGTAAAAATCTGATAAATGGGTACAGTAAATCCCGTGAAACCGTTGAACGCCAATGGTTTCACGGGATTTTTGCGTAGGTATACGGGGATTCCGGGATAGCAGGTTTTAGCATATTTTAGCATGTTTTAGCTGTTATTAGCCTGTCAAATCTCTGTCAAAGCGCACAGGAAACAGTACAAGAATTTGTACAGTGTGTCAATTGCTTTATTGTACAAACAGGTGTACAATGTAATCACAGTAAAGGAAACGGACAGCCCGACAGGGCGGAAAGGAAAATCACTATGAAAAAGTTCGAGATTGGAAAAACCTATACCATGGCAAGCCCTTGCGACCGTAACTGTGTTTGGACCTACACCGTTACCAAGCGCACCGCCAAAACCATCACCATCAGCGACGGCACAGAAACCAAGACCTGCCGTGTGAACACCCAGGTTTCTGAAGACCGCAATGCTGAGACCATCTTCCCCGTGGGTCGCTACTCCATGTGCCCCGCCCTGAGCGCGGACAAGGAAGAAATGCCCGAAGTCCAGGAACCCGCCGAAGAAGCCAAAGCCGAGGCTAAAATCATCACCTTCCCCAGAAGAAATGTGATGGAGGGATTTGAAGGGCTGCTGAAAAGCGAGATCAAGAAGGTTGAGAAGTTCGCGCAGAAGCGCGACGGCAAAGACTCCAGACTCACCGGCTACGGCTACCACGAGACAGAGGGCGCGATTGGCTTTATCACGGTCAAGTGCGAAATCTGCTCCAACGATATGCGAGACAGAGAGCGCGACGTTACCATTATCGTTTACGTCCCGGACCGGCGAAGATCTTTTATCTGTGAGGCCATGAGCCGGTAACGGACCAGAGGGCACATGAAACGGGGTCGAAGGGTGGGACGAAGCACCCCATTGCAGGCGCATGAAACGGGGTCGAAGATTGGAACAGGGAACAGGGACAGGAGCCGGGAATAAGCCGGGTCTGTCCCTGTTCATTTTTCATTGTTCCAATCCAGTTTTGAGCGGGACAACGGCCTTGTCCCTTTGGTGCCCCGTTCCGTGTTCCGTGTTCCAGTCCAAGTCCCGCTCAAACCGTTGGCGCTCAATGGTTTTAGCTACTACTGTAACAATAGGAACAATAGGAACAAATAAATAATTAAATAGGTAAATAGGGTATATAGTACGGATATAGACTAATATACCGCCATATATAGGGGTTTATAAGAAACCCTTGTGTCTTTCGTCCGTTTTGTTCCGCCCGGCCCGGAAGGTCTGGGCTGAGTTGGTGCATTGGTTGGTGCATGAGTTGGTGCATTGGTTGGTGTATCGGGGCGGCCTGGTTCAACCTGGTTCACGAGCGGGCATGATGGGCCACGGGATGCTAAACTAATTCAATAGTTTGGTACATGAGATTTTGTTTACCGTTCACAGTATGGTATAATATACATGGGTTCCATAGTGTGCAGTCTCGTGGGATTCTTCCATTTCTATCTCCTCCATTCCTTTACCGGGGCAGGGCCGGGGGGCCTTGCCCCACATGCGCGGCGGGGTGTAGCCCCTATGGTTGGTGCAAGTCCAGCGCCGGGCACGATGAACGGGGGAGAGGGTAAGGGTGGTGTGATTTATGTTTGATTACAAGGCAAGGCGCTGGGAACGTTTACGCGCACAGGTAATGAGGCGTGACGGGTACCGGTGCCAGCTGTCCAAACGATTTGGAAAAGCTGTGCCCGCTGATCTGGTGCATCATATCTACCCAGTAGATGAGTTTCCAGAGTATGCGTTCGAGCCGTGGAACCTGATCTCGGTTAGCCGGGCTGCTCACAACAAACTGCACGACAGGGATAGCGATAAATTAACGGCGGAAGGTGTCGCGCTAATGCGTCGAACGATTCCGCCGGAGTAAAAATTTTTGCATCCCCCCCGTCGGTTGTCGATAAAAAATATTTGGCGGCCGG